GAGCCGAAGCTCCGGCTCCTGGGATGGATGAGGACTAGGCATGAGCTGGACCCGTGCCTGGTCATGGCAGGACGTGAAGAAGAGCCGCGCCGCCGCAAAGGCGTGGCAGCCCTCCAAGGCCGCCGAGCGTCGATACGCCAAGCAGCTGCGAAGCGTGGGCAAGGAAGTGTCCAAGCTCCTGGAGAACACCACGGACCCGGCCAAGGCCCAGCAGCAGCTTGAGCAATACGCCAATAAGCTGGAACCATGGGCCGAGCAGACCGCCACGAATATGGTGCGCAACTGCCAGCGGAAAACCGACCAGACCTGGCGGGCCGCTGCCGAGCGTTGGGGCATTAACATCAAGAACGTGTTGTCCGGCGACATCACCCACGCCATCCAGAGCAAGGTCCAGGAGAACATCCGCCTCATCACGTCCCTGCCGAGGCAGGCAGCCGAGAGCGTGGGGGAGCTGGCCCAGGAAGCTCTTCAAAGCGGCATGCGCTCCGAGACTCTGGCCAAGCGGATCGCGGAGAAGGGCAACGTCGCCCTGAGCCGGGCCAGGACCATCGCCACCACAGAGATTTCCAAGACCAGCACGGCGCTCACCCAAGCTCGTTCAGAATCCGTGGGCAGTGAGGGTTATATCTGGCGCACCACGAGGGACGGCAACCGCCGCAGCAGCCATGCGGCCATGGAAGGCAAGTTCGTCCGCTGGGATCAACCTGTTACGCTTGACGGCATGACTGGCCATGCGGGCGAGTTCCCGAATTGCCGGTGCTACCCAGAACCCGTGGTCCACGAGGCTGGCATCAAGGAAGTGGCCAGCCCGATCCCGACCATGGAAGAGGAAAAGCAAAGCGGTGAACACAAGCTGCGCAGCCTGTGGGAACGCCAGGAGTACAACCCGGTGACGCCGCACACGGACGGCAGGCCGCTGCATAACGTGGAGCGCGCCGCATTCGTGCCCAACAAGCTGACCAAGTATTCAATGGACCCGGACCACCCGCGTGGAAAGTCCAAGGCGCGTGTCTGGGCTTCGGCGCTCGGCATGGATAAGAGCCAGGCCAAGGACGTGGAGCGCCAGATCATGGATCAGCTGCCCAAGCTCCCGGCGCTCAAGGATTCGACTGACGAGCATGGCGAACGGTTCAGCGTCCTGGTGCCGGTGACAGGCCCGAACGGGCGCACCGTTGACGTGACCACCGCCTGGATATACAAGAGGGGTAGAGGCAGCGTGTCCACCAAACCAAAGTTGATCACCTGTTTCGTAGGGAAATGACCATGGCACAGCTTAAAGAATACGACACCATCCGCCTGCTGGAGGCACAGGAAGGTCCGGGCCACTACAGCCAGGGCGTGGTTCATACCGTGCCCGTAGGAACCGAGGGAACCATCCTGGAAGTCTTCGACCAAGGCGCATCCTTTGAGGTCGAATTCACTATCCGCGAACCTGAATTCGATGGTGATGAGCTGCTGCATACCGGAACCTTCCATATCATCACCCTCAAACCCGGTCAGATCGCTCCCGCCTAAAAACGCCCACAGAGGCGTTTTTGTATTTTTGAGCACCCCACATAAGGAAAAAGTCTAGAAAAAGTCTTCAAGCGTGTTCATAAACGCTTTTGAACACGGCGGGGCTGCCCGTTCAACCCGGCTTTTCCCTCTCTTTGAGCCTTCGGCGCTGACAATGGCCGGGCACCCATCCATTTTATAACCCGCGTTACAAGACCGCACCGGGCGTGTGGGCTACCTCTGGCCCATGCGCTTTTACACCCAAACACAATTATCGGAGCACATTGCCGAAACCCGCGAGGGGTTTTTGGTGTGCGCGGCTGTTCCCATCGCCCGAACGGGTTTCATGGAATACGCATCTCACGAGGTGCCACTGGAGCCAGGCAAAGACGGCAGGGTCCGCGTTGAGCGAACCGAAAAGGCCGTTTTTGATCCTGACGCCATGGCCTCCTTTGAGGGCAAGCCCGGCACCATCAACCATCCTGCGGAAGACGTGACCCCTGCGAATTGGAAGGAGCTGGCCGTTGGTCATGCTCAGAACATCCGGCGCGGGGCGGGAGAGGCAAGCGACCTGCTGTTGGCCGACATGGTGATCACCGACAAGGAGGCCATCAAGTTGATTCGCGGGGGGCTGCGGGAGGTTTCCTGCGGTTATGACGCGGATTATGAGCAGGTCGCTCCGGGACATGGGCGTCAAAGCAACATTCGTGGCAATCACATTGCCTTGGTTCATCGGGGCCGTTGCGGTTCCCGGTGCCGTATCAACGATGAAAGCGAGGACACCATGCCTGAAAAGAAGAAGAGCTTCCGGGACAAGGTCAAAGATTTCTTTGCCGACCCGGAGGTGAAAAAGGTTCTGGATGAGGAAGGCGGCGACCCGCCCGCCGAGAAGGAAAAGGAAACGCCCGCCGCCGATGCTCCCGATGATCGCATTGCCGCCCTTGAGGCCAAGGTCAACGAGCTGGATATTCAGGTGCGCAACCTTTCCAAGCCCACCGAAGACGAGGACGACCCCGAAAAGGAAAAGCCCGCAGCTGACGAAGAGCAGCCCGCCGAGCCGGACGTTCCCGAAGAAAAGAAAACCGCCGACGCAGCCATGGCCCGTACCGTGGACGCCGACACCACCACCCGCGCCAAGGTGCTCGTGCCCAATATGGTTGTGCATGACACCGACAAACTGTGCTCTGTTCAGCGCGCAGCTCTGCGCACAGCTTCGGCCAACGACTCCAACGTCAGTGCCGTCGTGGCCAGCGCGCTGAACGGCTCCACGCTGGACAGCTGCGACTGCGTAACCCTGGACGCCGCCTTCCTGGCCGCCTCCGAGGTTGCCAAGGCCAAGAACAACCAGACCACCACGGACGGCTTGACCCAGGTTTCCGTCAAGGACTTCGGCAAGCCCGTGACTCCGGCGGACATCAACCGCCTCAACTCCGAATTCCACAAGAAGGGGTAATTACATGCCTGTCATCGAAAAACGCATGCCCTGCGGAATCCCCGGTGAAGTGACCCGCACTCACGGGGCAATCCTGGAACCCGGCATCGTCGGCGCATCCGATGTGCCGCATGGCGATCCGGTCAAACTCGAAAACGACAAACTCGTGCCCCTGGCCAACGGTGATGATGCCGCCGACATCTACGGCTTCATGGCCCGCCATGCTCCGACCCAGGGCGGCATCACTACGCTGACTCCCGGCGTGGCTCCGGCTGGCTCCAATTGCAGTGTCCTGCGCTCTGGCTACATGGCCGCGAAGCTGGCCACCGGCACCGCCGCCAAGGGTGACGATGTGTATGTCCGCGTCGCTCCCGATACCGGCAAGGACGTCGGCGACATCGAAGCTGGCACCGCCACGGGCAACGTGGCCATCAACGCCAAGTTCATGGGCGCAGCGGATACCGATGGTTCCGTTGAAATCTCTTACAACATCTAGGAGCGACTATGCTTACTTTTGATTCTCAGAAAGTGCAGGACTCCGGTGCGTTCCTGGTGGGTGAGCTGGAGCGCCTTGACAAAGAGCTTCACATGCCCTTGGTCTCGGTCACCTGGCACCGGGACATCGACCTGCGCGAGGACGTGACCATCGCGGACGAAGCCTCCGCCTTCACCACCACCTCGCTGGCCGCCATGGGGTCCAACTCCACCGCCGGCAAGAACTGGATCGGTCCCAAGTCCACCGCCATCAACGGCATTGCCGTGAACACGGACAAGACCACTCTGCCCATGAACCTGTGGGGCATGGAAGCCGCATGGTCCATCCCCGAACTGCTCAAGGGCCAGCAGTTGAGCCGCCCCATTGACGCCCAGAAACATGAGGGCATCAAGCTCAAGCACAACATGGACGCGGACGAACAGGTGTACATCGGCGATGCCGACCTGGGCATCACCGGCCTGGTCAACAATCCCGCCATCACGCCCCTGGGCTACTCCGGTGTCTGGGATGACGCCACCACGGCTGACCAGATGTTGAGCGACATCAACGATCTCATCAACGAAGGCTATGCCCGCTCCGGCTACACCATTTGCCCGGATCGCCTGGGCCTCCATCCGGCAGCCATCGGCTTCCTGACCAAGCCCGTGACCGCCGCTGGCAGCGAATCCATCCTGGAATACGTCATGCGCAAGTGCCTGTGCAAAGTGATCAATGGCCGCGATCTCACCATCGTACCCATGAAGCACCTGAAAGGCGCGGGCGTGGGCGGCAAGAACCGGGCCATCGCCTACACCAAGAACAAGCAGTTCGTGCGGTTCCCGATGGTCCCGCTCCAGCGCACTCCGCTGGAACATCGCGGCATCCACCAGGTGACCACTTACTTCGGCACCATGGGCGAGGTCGAGTTCGTCTACCCGGAAACCGTGACCTACGCTGACGGCCTGTAGGCCCGGCAGAGAACAAAGTAACCAACCGGGCGGCCTATCCGGGCCGCCCGATTCCAAAGAGGATACCGACCATGCCCGATCTCAAAATCAAGAAAGGCTCCTTCAAGATTCGTTTCGCTCCTGGCGAACCCATGACCGAGGCGAATGAAGGCGACACCATCACGCTGACCGACGAACAGGTGGAGCACTGGTACACCCAGGCGGCCATCAACGAAGGTCGAGCCGTTGAGCAGCCCGACAGCGACGATGAAGACGACATCGATGGCGGCGACCAGGACTCCCAAGGCGACTCTGGTGACGACCCGGAAACCACTCTGAACCTGGTTCAGCGTTCCGAGCTGGAAGCTACCGCGACCAAGCTGGCTGATGAGACCGCTGCCCGCGAACAGGCAGAATCCAAGCTGGCTGATGAAGTCACCGCCCACGGCGAAACCAAGACCAAGCTGGCAGATGAGACCCAGGCCCGTGAACGGGCTGAGGATGAGCTGACCCAGGAGGTCGAAGCCCATAACGAGACCAAGGCCAAGCTGGCAGAGCTGGAAGCCGCCGGTCCGGCAGAGGAAGATCCCGCTGGCGATCAGGGACCGGAAGATCTCGAATCCAAGATGCTGGCCGTGTTCCCCAAGCTGACCGCCGACGACTACAAGACCGACGGCACCCCCAAGGTCAAGTCCGTGGAAACCCTCCTGGGTGAAAACGTGACCGCAGACCAGGTGTCCGCTGCCTGGGCCAAGTTCCAGGAAGGCCAGGAGTAACCCATGGACGTTGCCGGATTCCGTGAAGCATATCCCGCATTCACTGCGGAGCTGCACCCGGACGTTCGTGTGGCGTTCCACCTTCGGGTGGCAGGCTTGCGCCTGTCACCCGAACGCTGGGACGAACTCCTGGAGGACGGCACCGGACTGTTTGTCGCCCACTATCTGACCCTGGAAGCCAAGGCGAACCAGGCCAAGGATGGCACGGGCGGTATGGACGCTGCTGCTGGAACTCTGGCCAGCGAATCCAAGACCGTGGGGCCGGTGTCCAAATCACGGGCATACACCAGTGCGGCCACGGCCAAACCCGGCGAGGGGCATTGGAATGCCACCATCTACGGCCAGCAGTTTCGTGACCTGGCCAACATCGTGGGCATGGGAGGCATTCAGTTGTGAGCAAGTCCGGCGTGAAGGTTTTGAAAAACGATGTCTTTGACGTGAGCAAGGCTATGCGCGCCCTCACCATGCAATCCGTGCTGGTGGGGATTCCGGGGGAAGGTGGCCGAAGCGACGAGGACAGCGACCTCACCAACGCCGAGATCGGCTTCATTCACGAGAAGGGCAGCCCCGCCAACAACATCCCGGCCAGGCCGTTTCTGACTCCCGGCATCCGCGCAGCTCACCCGCAGATCGTGGATCAGCTCCGCGCTGCCGGGAAGGCCGCCCTGGAAGGAAAAGTCAGCGGCGTGAACAGCAGCCTGGAACGGGCCGGGATCATCGCCCAGAACTCTGTCCGCGCTCAGTTCGTAGACAACGATTGGGCGGAGCTTGACGAGAAAACCCTCAAGCGCCGTCCCGTGATCCAGCGTGACGACGAAGGCAAGCCCACCAAGCACGGCAAGAGCCGTCAGGAGCGCGGCGCGGTCAATCCGCTGCTCGACTCCGGCCAGCTCCGCAAGGCCGTGACCTATGTGGTGAAGAAAGGGAAATGATGAATTTCGACGACATACTTCAAGACCCGGAACTCGCAACCGAGTTCATCCTGACCCGCTCCCAGGAGACGGTCAACGACAAGGGCCGGGCAGAATTCACGAACACGGACACGCCTGTGACGGGCGTGATCCTGCCCGCAACCGCCAAGCAGATCGAACGGCTGCCGGAAGAACGGCGCAGCTCTGAGACGCTTGCAGTGTACAGCCCCAAGCTGCTCACGGAAGGCGGCGAAACGCTTGCCGCAGACGTCATCGCCTGGGGCGGAGACACCTACGAGGTCCAGTCGGTCAAAGACTACATGCAGTTGGCTGGGTTCTGCGAAGCCCTGATCCAGTCTACCAGCGTTGTGGGCCGTGATGTTGAGGAGAATGGGTAATGACCAACACGTCCGCAACCTCCGGCTATCTGACACCCACGTCCGCACCGATTCAGCAGGAAGCATTTGAGGACGCGATCCAGGCCATGGTCGTGGGCGTGACCGGCTTGCCCGGCGAAATGGTGCGGCCCAGGTATCAGCCGAAGCCGCCGCGTAGACCGGGCAAAGATGAGAACTGGTGTGCCATCGGCGTGAGCGACACGTTGGGCAGCCATTCCTCCAAGACTCACGACAGCGAGGGCGATGGCCAGGACGTAGTGATCACCGTTGAATCACTGGAGGTGCTGGCCTCGTTCTACGGCCCTGGAGCCAAAGAAATGGCCACTAGGCTGCGGGACGGCCTCGTGCCGGATCAGAACAGGGCCGAGCTGCGCAAGGCTGGAATATCCGTCTCCGAGATTGGGAAACCGACCAACGCGCCGGAGATGGTTAACGGGGCTTGGGTGCCGCGTGTGGACCTGCCCCTGAATATGCAATGGGAAACGCGCCAGACCTATGGCGTGCTGAATATACTGAGTGCCTCTGGAGAGCTGGTGACCGACACCGGGCTTGCCAGAGACATTACGCCAAAACCGTAGGAGATTACCATGGGAACCGGACTTTCCGTTAACCGCAAGGTCTATGTGGCAATTTACTTGTCCCGCAAGGCCGTCCCGCGCCGCAATTTCGGCGTACTGTGCGCCGTGGGTGACTCGGACGTCATCACCGGCCTGGAGCGAATCCGTTTTTACACTTCCGCAGATGACATCGCGGATGAATTCGGCATGGATTCACCGGAGTACAAAGCCGCCGAGCTGTACTTTTCGCAGAAACCCAAGCCCAAAGTCATGGCCGTTGGTCGTTGGATTCAGACCGCCACAAAGGCCAGCTTGCGCGGCAGCCAGGCAGTCAGTGAGCTGGCAACCTGGACCGCCATCACCGATGGGGCCATGAAAATCGAAGTGGACGGCGTTGAGGCCAGCCTGTCCACTCTGGATTTCTCCGGTCAATCCAACATGAACGGCGTGGCTTCGGTTATCAGCACAGCGCTTTCCGGCGCTGGCCAGTCCGGTGCGACTTGCACCTGGGACGGCAGCCAGTTCGTGATCTCCACCGCGGCCACCGGCGCAACGGCCTTCATGGGTCACGCCACCTCGCCTACCGCAGGAACGGATATCTCCACCATGACCGGACTGACCGAGGCCCTGGCCTACACGCCGGTGCCCGGCTATGACGCCGAAACTCCGGCAGAGTGCGCCGCCGCCCTGGCTGACGTTTCCAGTGAGTGGTACGGCCTGATGTTCGCCACCTCCAACGCCCTCACCGACGAAGAGCACATTGATGTGGCGGCTTTTATCGAAGCCTCGGAAAAGAGCCGAGTCTACGGCGTGACCATCTCCGACATCCGTGCCAAGGCATCCACTTTCACCACGGACCTGGGTTCCCGCCTGAAGGCGCTCGGCTACCAGCGCTCATTCCCTCTCTACAGCAACGTGCCTCATGCCGTGGCGTCCGTCTTTGGTCGGGCCTTCACGGTCAATTTCAGCGGCAGCAAGACCACCATCACGCTGGCTTTCAAAGACCTGCCTGGCGTAACTCCGGAAACGTTGAAAGAATCCGAGGCCAAGGCTCTGGAAGCCAAGAACATCAACTTCTTCGCCAGCTACGACAACGATACGGCCATCCTTGAGGACGGCGTCATGGCCAACGGTGCTTTCTTCGACGAAGTACACGGAACGGACTGGCTCCAGAACGCGATCCAGACCGGCGTGTGGAACCTGCTTTACACATCCAAGACCAAGGTGCCCCAGACCGAAGACGGCGTTACCCGCATCCAGGGCCGCATCGCTTCGGTGCTGGATGAAGGCGTCACCAACGGCCTCATCGCGCCCGGCGTGTGGAACTCCGATGGCTTTGGCCAGTTGCTGGAAGGCGATTTCCTCAAGGAAGGTTTCTACATTTACACCCAGCCCATCAACGACCAGGCCCAGGAAGAGCGCGAACAGCGCAAAGCTCCTCCCACCCAGGTCGCCATCAAACTGGCCGGTGCGATCCACTCCGTGGACGTCCAGGTCGATGTGAACCGATAAACAGGAGGACGAACAATGACAGCCTATAGCTTTCTGGACGTGTCCGTCGTCATCGACGGTCCCGGCGGCAACTTCTCCATCAAGGAAGACACTGCCGAAGGAGGCATCTCCGTTGAACCCGTGAGCGATCAGAACAGCATGACCGAAGGAGCCGACGGCGGCGTCATGCACTCCTTGGCATCCGGCAGCGCCTGTGTCGTGACCCTTCGCCTGCTCAAGACCTCCAAGGTCAACAAGCAGCTCATGCAGATGTTCAACCACCAGACCGGCAGCGCCGCCCGGCACGGCAAGAACACCATCACGATCCGCGACGCGGCCCGTGGTGATGTTGAGATCGTGACCGGCGCGGCCTTCAAGAAGAAGCCGCCGAACGAATGGGCGGCCCAGGGCAACATTCTCGAATGGGCATGGGATGGAGCCAAGAGCGACACCAACCTGGGCGATGGTGCCCCGGAAGCGCAGGTTTAAGGAGCCGACATGAGTGTATCTACCACCGTTAAAGGAAAAGAATACCGTATCGGCACCCTGTCCGCGATGAAACAGTTCCATGTGGTACGCCGCCTTTCGCCCGTCTTGGTTGGCCTCTTCGAGCTGACGAAGATCGAAAAGGATGCACCTAAGCCTGGCAAGGCCGGGATAGCCATGGCCAAGCTGATGGAGACCCTGGATATGGACAAGCTCGGCAAGGCCCTGGATCAAATCGCCCAGCAGATCGCCAACATGGATGACAAGGCAGCCGAGTTCATCATTCTCACCTGCCTGACCGTTGTTGAGCGCAAGCAGGGCGGCGGTGAATACGCCAAGGTCGTGGCCGATGGCCAGTTCATGTTTGAGGACATTGACATGGTGGCCATGCTGACGCTGACGGCCAAGGTGGTGAAGAGGAACCTCTCCGGTTTTTTCGACGCCCTGCCGGGGGTTATCCCCGGCGCGACCCAGACGTAGCCTTTGAGGCGGTGCGGATGCTGGACGGAGAGGAGTGGCTTCTCCGTCCGGTACTGGCAGGGTGCTGCCGCTACGAGTCCCTGTTGGACGGCACCCTGAGTCTGGCTGATGTGATGCTGATGAACGATGCCCTGGACGTCCAGGGCGAAAACCAATGGCGATACCACGACGCAAAGGAACAAGAGCATGGCAGCTGAGGTATTGAAAGACTTCCTGGCCCGATTAGGGTTCGAGGTAGACGAAGCCGGAGCGGCGGAATTCGATTCCACCCTTGTCGAATCCACCACCAAGGTGTTGGCATTCGGCGCTGCTGTTCAGGCTTTGGCTGTGGGCGCGTATGCGGCCATTTACCAGATCGCCAGCTCCAAGTCCGAACTGCTCACCATGGCGGATGCCATTGGCGTACCTGTCAGCAAGCTGGAAGAGCTGGCCTTCGTGGCCGAGCAGTCCGGTTCATCCGCCGACAAGCTCTATTCATCCATTGAGAACGTAACCGAAGCCCTGGCCGGTGCCTCTATCGGCCAGGGCGGTTTGGAAACTTTCCACCGCCTGGGCATCTCCATCCGGGACAACAACAACGAACTCCGCGATTCCGTGGATATTCTTATGGAGGTAGGGGAAAAGGTTAAGGACATGGACCCGGCCAAGTCCACCATGTACCTCAATCAGTTGGGCATCGACCGCAGCATGCTCAGGATGCTCACCGACGACGTCTCCGGCCTTAGCCAAGCGTATCAGGACATGTACCAGGCCGTGGGCGTGGACGCCGATCAGGCTGCCGAAGACAGCCGCGTATTTGTGGGCGAAGTCAAGGCGCTCTACACCATGGTCAAACTCGTAGGAGACGGCATTGCTGCCATCTTCGTGGGTGAAATGGGCCGGGATGTCACCCGGTTCCGCAAGCTCATTCAGGAGAACGTCGGCAAGATTATCCCGGTGCTCAAAACCATTATCGACGTCATTCTCAGAATCGGAAAAGTTTTCTTTGGCCTGACTGCCCGGCTCATGACCTGGATAGGCATGATCGTGGATTGGTTCGGCAAGCTGGATTCCGGCACCCAGGCGCTTATCCTGGGCGTATTGGCTTTCGCAGCTGCCTGGCGTTATCTCAACCTGGCATTCCTGGCCACGCCGCTCGGCATCATCATCACCAGTCTCATCGCGCTGCTGGCGCTCATCGACGATTTCATGGTCTGGAAGGACGGCGGCGACAGCCTTATTGATTGGGGGCCATGGGCTGACGACATCGGCGAAATCATTAACGGCGTGTCCGGTCTGTTGGACATGCTTGGCCAGCTCTGGAGTGTCATCAAGGGGCCGTTGTTTGAAATCATCGGTCTTTGGGGCAAGCAATTCCTTTCCACCGTTGGCTCTATCTTGGGCGCTGTGATTGCTCTAGTCCAAGCCCTTGTCCGGTTATTCCAAGGTGATTTTTCGGGGGCCGTCGATGCCGTTGGTGAAGCCCTGAGTCACCTGAGAGACCTCCTCACAGCTTTAATCGAAAACATAAAAGCCGTACTTGGTTTCGGAAAAGACCTTCTCGGTGACGCCATTTCCTGGGCCGCCGACGGTCTTGGCAGCATGCTCGGCTTTGGCGACGATGACGCCCCGGCCAGCTCGCCCGTCCTTGGCCCGTCTCCGGCCCTGGCCGTAGCCGCTGGCGGCAGCGCCGGAGGCGATACCGTCATTCACTCCACCACGCAGATCAGCGTGGACGGTGCCGGTGATCCTGCCGCTGTGGCCCGTTCCGTTGGCCGAGGTCAGGGCCGTGTCAACGCGGACCTGGTACGCCACACCAAGGGGGCAGCACGATGAGCCGTGTCAACGTCTTGAGCCAATCCGCCGAATCGGTTTACGTCCGCCCGGCCCGCTCCATTGGCGGCCTGGTCATGGATGTGACCGTGGAAGAGAACCACAACGATGACCTGGAGATCACGGACCACCCCGTTGAGAACGGCGCGAACGTGACCGACCACGCATTCATGCAGCCGCCCACGGTGTCCATTACCGCAGGTGTTTCCGATTCCGGCGGCACGTCCACCGGCGACAAGCGTTCCGTTGAGGCATATGAGAAGCTGCTCGAACTCCAGAAAAAGCGTGAGCCTTTCGACCTCATCACCGGCAAGCGCGTCTACAAGAATATGCTCATCCGTTCCCTTTCCACCACCACGGACAAGGAAACCGAGAATGCGCTCATCTTCACCGCCGAGCTGCGCGAAGTCATTATGGCCACGGTCCAGGCCGTCTCCATTCCGCGTTCCCGCCAGCGGAGAGGCATGGCCACCGGCGGGACTGACTCGACTGGCCAGAAGCAACTTGAATCCAAGCCTCAGCAGAGTTCGGCTCTGAAAGATGGTTTGAAGGGGCTGTTTGGATGAAGACATACCGCATCCCTCTGACACCTGTGCCGCAAGCCTTTTCCATCATGCTGGCCGGGACTCTGTACCAACTGACCGTACGCTGGAATGACGTCCTTGAGGGCGGCTGGGTGTTGGACATTAATCTTCCTGAGAACGCTGGCCAAGTAGTGAATTCCATTCCTCTGGTTACCGGCGTTGACCTGCTGGAACCCTATGGCTACCTCGGCATTGGTGGCGGCCTCATGGTCTGGAGCGATGACCACGATGATCCGCCGTCTATCGACAACCTGGGCAGCGGTGTGGACATCCTTTTCGTGGTCCAGGAGGAAGCATGAGCCAGGTAGCCGAACTTCAGTATCTACGTCAGTGCAGCCTGGTGGTTGGCAATGATGGCCAGGGCTTGGAACTCGCTGATTTGCACGTTGCCTTCCAGACTCATCATGCGGATTACGAGACCCCGAATCATGCAGACATTCGGGTGTACAACCTCGCAGAGGCCACAGCCCGGCGCATTGAAAAAGAGTTTACCAAAGTGGTGCTTCAGGCCGGATACCAGGGCAACATGGGCCTGATATTCGACGGCACCGTCCGCCAGGTGCGGCGAGGCCGTGAAAACGGCAAGGACACCTATCTGGAAATTCTGGCCAGTGATGGAGACCGCGCCTACAACTATGCTGTTGTCAACTCTACTTTGGCCGCCGGTTCCACTGCCAGCGACCAGGTGCGAACTGCCCAGGCTGCTATGGCTGAACATGGTGTGGAAACCGGGCACCTGCCGGAGCTGGGCGGCCCGGCGTTGCCGCGTGGCCGGGTGATGTACGGCATGGCCAGAAAGACCATGCGGGACGCTTCACAGGCCACGGACAGCTCCTGGTCTATCCAGAACGGAGCCACTCAAGTGGTACCCACCCAAGGTTATCTGCCTGGCGAGGCGGTGGTGCTTACGGCCCAGACCGGCCTCATTGGCCAGCCCGAACAGACCAACGAAGGCATCAAGGTCCGGGCCTTGATCAATTCCCGCTTCCGGGTTGGTGGCCGCATCAAGCTGGACAATGCCTCCATCAAGAAATTTCGCACTGAGATCACTGTTGGTGCGTTCAACAAAGCACCGCGCCTCGACGATGACGGCCTGTACCGAATTCTGGGTGTGGACTTCACAGGCGATACGCGGGGCAAGGATTGGTATGCCGACCTCATTTGCGTGGGCATCGACGATTCCGCACCCGTAGGTTCCAAACTCGTTGACACCAACGGAGGTAGATAATGGATCGCAGAGAGCGACTGGACGATCCCGTGGAGGCCTACCGCGCCGCCATGGAGGGAATGCTGGCTGAGGCGTGGACCGCCATGCCGGGCATCGTCCAATCTTTCGACCCGGACGCCGAAACCGTTACAATCCAGCCGTCCATCCGTGGCCGAATTGAACAGCCGGACGGCTCCGTGGTCTCCGTGAATCTGCCGCTCCTGGTGGACGTGCCAGCGGTCTTTCCCGGCGGTGGAGGGTTCACCCTGACTTTTCCCGTTAAAGTAGGCGACGAGGCGCTGGTTGTCTTTGCCTGCCGCTGCATAGACAGCTGGTGGCAATCCGGCGGCATCGGCGAACCGCTGGAGCCGAGAATGCACAACCTGTCCGATGGATTTGCCTTGGTTGGTCCGAGATCGCAGCCGCGCACACTCCCCAACGTCAGCACGGAGGACGTGCAGCTGCGCACCGATGATGGCCAGGCCAGCATAACCATCAAGCCCGACTACACCATCAACGCCAGTAACCCCGGCGGCTCCATCAACATGCCGCCGGATGGAAATGTCACCGGCACGGCGACCCAGAGTATTCTGCTGGAGGCTCCTTTCGTGGGCATTGCTGCTGATGCTTTCAGCCTTGCCAGCCTGGATGGAGGCAACACCACCGCCGTCATGAAGGGCGACCTCAACCATGATGGTAAAATCGACTCCACCGGCGACCACGTGGCCGGTGGCACGAGTCTCCAGCACCACCTGACCACTGGCGTCGTCGCCGGTGATGAACTCAGTGGAGAGCCGCAATGAGGTATCGCAAGTGGACCGATGGCAATGACATTCAGTTTGGCCATGGTCAAGCTGACTACTGGGTAGACGATCCCATGGGCGTGGCTCAGGCCGTTGTCTCGCGGCTCCGGTTGCTTGCCGGTGAGTGGTTCATGGACCTGGCCGAAGGCACCCCGTATGCGGGCGGCGTTTTCGGAAAGCATACCAAGGAAAGCTATGACCCTGTTATCCGCGCCCGCATCCTGGATACCGAAGGTGTGACTGGCATCGCCAGCTACGAATCCAGCTTTGACGGAGAGACGCGCAAGATCACTGTTTCTGTTGAGATCGAAACCCAATACGGCCCGGCCACGATTGAGGAGGTTCTGTAATGGCTTTACTCGCATACATAGATGAAAAAGGTTTCCACATGCCGACCTACCCCGAAGTCCTGGAAAAGCGAAAAGCCGATTTTCGAGCCATCTTTGGTGAAGACGTGTACCTGGAGCCGGACAGCCAGGAAGGTCAGATGGTGGCTATGAATGCCCTGGTTGAATACGACTGCTATCAACTGGCTCAGTCCGTTTTTAATTCGTACAGCCCGCAGACCGCCCAGGGCGCAGGCTTGTCCCGCCAGGTCAAGATCAACGGAATCACTCGCAAGGATTTCAGCTATTCCATAGTTGACCTTCTCATCATTGGTCAGCCCGGCACCATCATCACCAACGGCATGGCTAAGGACGTCGCCGAGCAGCTCTGGCTTCTTCCTGCCGAAGTCATCATCCCGCTTTCCGGGGAGATCACGGTCACGGCCACGGCCAAAGAGCCTGGCGCGATTCAGGCCGCTGCCGGTGAGGTCAACATCATCGGCACCCCGACGCGAGGCTGGCAGTCTGTCACCAATACACTGGCTGCCACGCCGGGCGTTGATGCCGAAAGCGATGGCGTCCTGCGAGGCCGTCAGCGAGTCTCCACAGCGCTGCCTTCTAAGACCGTCCTGGAGGGCATGGCCGGAGCCGTGGCCAACCTCAAAGATGTGACCAGATTCAAGCCCTACGAAAATGATACCAGGGTGGAGGACGGTAACGGCATGCCGCCCAATAGCGTGACCATGGTAGTGGAAGGCGGTGATGCAACCGAGATCGCCACGGCCATGGCCATGAAGAAGACGCCCGGCGCTGCCTTTGTGGGCGACGTCTCTCAGGTCGTGCCGGATCGCTATGGAATGCCTACCGTGGTCAAGTTCTACCGTTCCTCGGATGTGGTCATCGCCATTCATGTCACCATCGCGCCTAGGGCCGGGTACGTCTCGACCACGGGCGAAGCTATCCAGGGCAACCTGGCCGAATATCTCAATAGCCTGGAGATCGGCGAGGACGTGCTGCTTTCCAAACTATACACGCCCATCAATGAGGCAGAGCCGGTCCCTGGTCAGCGCACATTTGACGTAACGGCTCTGACCATGGCTCGAATTAATGACAATCAGGCTGCTGCGAATCTTGCCATCTTGTTCAATGAGGTGGCCATTGGCGATGCCTCCAATGTCACCCTGACCGTTGTCGAGGCATAGCATGGCGCAAACTCTTGATACCTACCTCGGCCTCATCACTTCGCTTTATCGAAACCA